CAGAAAATTGAGGAAGAACTGCAACAGCAGATGGAAACCGAATTATCTGAATCAGTAGAAACAAAGATTGGTGAAATTGTAGAAAACCTTGATTCCTATCTCGACTACGTAGTATCTGAGTGGATGACAGAAAACGAAATTGCTATTGAAGCCGGAATTAAGGTTGAAATGGCAGAATCTTTGATGGATGGTTTGCAAACATTGTTTACAGAGCACAACATCGAGATTGATGACAAGAAATTTGACATTGTTAAAGATCTTGAAGAAGAATTGGCAGACTCTACAGAGCGTGCCAATAACATTTTGGATGAAAATATTGAGCTCGGAAAAGAGATTGCTGCACTAAAATGCAATCGAATCTTTGAGGAATCTACTGACGAATTGACATCTGTTCAGAAGGAAAGACTTCGTGTTCTTTCTGAAACACTTGACACTTCCGATACTGAGGGTTATACTCAAAAGTTAAACACAATTATCGAATCGTTTATTACAGAAGCAAAAGCAACTGTGATTGAGGATGTGATTGATGAGGAAGATGAGATTATGACCGAGGAACAAGATACGAGACGGAAACCTAGTTCTGACTATGCTTCTATCAACTCTCTTGTTGAGGCGCTCAACGCAAGAACCTAAATTGAAAATTAATTTTTTATAAATAAAACAGTAATCAATAAACAAACAAGGAGAGATAGATAATATGACTGAGTCAAACTATCAAAAGCTTGTGGAAAAGTGGGGCCCAATCCTTGAGCACGAATCTTTTTCACCAATTCAGGATAACCACCGTAAATCGGTAACAGCAACTATTTTGGAAAACACAGAACGGGCGCTTGCTGAATCAGGTGATCTTTCTGCTAACATGTCATCTCTGCTTACAGAGGCTGCACCAACCAACGACGCCGGTACAGGCGGTTTTGGTAGTGGAAGCGCTGCGGGCGGACCAACTGCTGGTTATGACCCCGTACTGATTTCTTTGGTACGTCGTTCAATGCCAAATCTAATTGCATATGATATCTGCGGCGTTCAGCCAATGACTGGACCAACTGGTCTTATCTTTGCAATGCGTTCTAAGTACACCAACCAGGCGGGTACGGAATCATTCTACAATGAAGCCGATACTGCTTTCTCTGGTGCAGGTACTCAAACCGGTTCAATTTCAGTTACCGACGCTGCAAACACTACATTGTTTGATACAGGTACTGGTATGACAACCGCTGCTGCTGAAGCACTTGGTGATGGCGTAGGCGCCCATTACGGAGAAATGGCTTTCTCAATTGAAAAAGTTACCGTTGCTGCCAAATCACGCGCTTTGAAAGCAGAATACACCACTGAGCTGGCTCAGGATCTTAAAGCCGTACACGGTTTGGATGCTGAATCAGAATTGGCAAACATCTTGCAGTCTGAAATCTTGACAGAAATCAACCGCGAAGTTGTTCGTACAATTTATGCTTCAAGCGCTGTAGGTGCTTCAAATACTGCTGCGTCCGGCGTATTCGACTTAGATGTTGATGCAAACGGCCGTTGGTCTGTTGAGAAGTTCAAAGGTTTGATGTTCCAAATTGAACAAGAAGCAAACCAAATTGCAAAAGACACCAGACGTGGAAAAGGTAACATGGTTATCTGTTCTTCTGATGTTGCTTCTGCATTGCAAATGGCCGGTGTACTAGATTACACACCTGCTTTGAATGCTAACGCACTGGACGTTGATGATACAGGCAATACTTTTGCTGGTGTTCTTAACGGCCGCTATCGTGTGTACATTGATCCATATGCAGGCAATAACTACATGGTTGTTGGCTACAAAGGTTCATCCGCATTTGATGCTGGTCTTTTCTATTGCCCATATGTTCCATTGCAAATGGTTCGTGCAATTGGTGAGAATTCGTTCCAGCCAAAAATCGGCTTCAAAACACGTTACGGCATGGTTTCAAACCCATTTGCTGATGGCGCGGCCGCGGCTACACAGGGTGCATTGACTGCAAACACCAACAAGTACTACAGAAAAG